TTCCGCCGCCCCGCATCCCCGTGGGAGCCACAGGGCGAACCGTCTGACGCCGTCGTCAGCAACGTGGCTACGGCCATACGCAAGGCCACGAACAGGAAGGTGCCGTGGTCGTGGGAGGACGCTGCGCGTGCCGCTCTGCGTGCTGCTGCCGCCGTCACCGAGCAGGGAGAGCAGCGTCACGAGCCGACGAAGGAAGAACTGGACGCCGCGATCACCGCCTACAAGCGCTCGGCACACATACATCCGGGGCGCACTCACATGCTGGCCGCTCTGCGTGCTGCTGCCGCCGTCACCGAGCAGGGAGAGAACCGATGAGCGGGAGGCCAATTGTGCTGGACCTGTTCTGCGGTGCTGGTGGGGCGGCTGTGGGGTACTACCGAGCCGGCTTCGATGTGGTCGGGGTCGACATTGATCCCCAGCCCGACTATCCATTCAGGTTCATCCAGGGCGATGCGACGCAACTCGTTCAGGATCGATTGGAGGGATGCTTCCACTTCCGGCGATGCAGTAGGCCGTGCCTCGGGTCGGTCGCGGCGATACACATGTCGTGCCCCTGCCAGGGGTACACGGCGCTGACGACCGGGACGAACGCTGGTCGCACGGCGAAGCCGAAGCTTGTGGAGCAGATGCGCGAGTGGGCGAACAGCACCGGGCTGCCGTACGTCATCGAGAACGTCATGGGGTCTGACGTGCGCCGCGACCTCACCCTCTGCGGAGAGATGTTCGGGCTGGACGTGATCAGGCATCGGTACTTCGAGGTGAGCGGGTTCCAGGCACGACCGCCGGCGCACGTTCCTCACCGTGGGCGTGTGCGGGGATGGAGGCATGGTCAGTTCTTCGATGGGCCCTACTACGCGGTGTATGGCGATGGAGGGGGCAAGGGGACTGTGGTGGAGTGGCAGGCCGCGATGGGCATCGATTGGACGCAGAACCGTCATTCGATTGCTGAGGCGATCCCTCCCGCCTACACGGAGCACATCGGCCGGCAGCTGATGGACCAGATGGTGAGGAGAGCCGCATGACCGAGCAGGGAGAGGCGGAGAACCGTGGCTGATCGCATGACATCCGTGGTGCTCCCGAGTCTCCCATCGGGGCGCGGGTTCATGGACTACGGGCGGCAGACACCTGAATACATGATCTCGGAGTTGCGCCGCATCGCGCGCGGCAATCTCCGCGCATCGCAGGCGATCCTTGATGCCCCGGATGAGGCGTTCCGCGTGGAGACCTTCACGGGAATCCACGTCCAGCGAAACCGGGAAGTGCTCCAGGAAGGGCAGGGCGAGCGATGAGCGACTTCACACCGACCATCGAGCAGCTTCGGCTCGCTTACTGGCGCTACGTGTACGAGCACAGCACGAAGCCCGGACGTGATGCGGATGCCGAGTTCAATCGCGGGCTGGCTGCTCATGATGCCGAGGTGCGGGCCGAGCGCGACGCCCTCCGTGCCGCAATCCAAGAGGTGCGGCGAGATCTGGCGATTGGCGGATTCCCCTTGAGTCACTACCAGGAGCGCCTGTCCCGCGCCATCGATCCGAAGGAGAGTGATGTCGGCATGGCCGACGAACCGAATTGGGAGCGGACGCTCGGACCGGACCTGACCGGCGTCGTCTATGAGCGCACGAAAGCGACGCCTACCCGACCGGCTGGCCCGTGGGTACCGGTGAAGCAGGAAGGAACGGAGCAGTGAATCTCCGAGTTGTCCGGGATGAGACGCCTGCGCTGTCGGATGCTGAGCTTCGGGAGCGCGGGAACGACCTCGCCGCCCAGGCGCGGCGCGCGGCGATCGATGCCGTGCGGGAGTCGATGGTTAGCGAGTTCCTGGCCCGCGGGCAGTCCCTGACCGTGCCGGCGCTGCGCAGGTGGAGGGAGCGGGCGACGCTCGCACGGGAGGCGTGGGCGAGGGTCGAGGCTCTCACCGACGAGCTGATCCGCGAGGTGGAGAAGAACCGCGCCGCCAAGCGTGCGGTGAAGCAGAGAGACGCAGATGGGAGCACAGAGCGATGAGCACGCACGTAGACGAGACCCTGGTGAGGTTGCTCCGGCAGGGATGGCGCGGCGAGACTGCGACCGATCTGATGCGGGAGGCCGCTGCTCGGATCGAGGCGCTGACGAGCGCGCCAGACCGCACGAACCGGAGTGAGCACGTGCTGAGCGGGCAGGACTCGGGCGAGTGCGAGCGCGGCGACCACGAGGCATGCGATGGCACGACCCCGGGCTGGGAATGCCTCTGCTCGTGCCACCCAGACCGCCCAGATGGGGGTCAGTGATGGGGATCGTCTATCTGCCAGAGCCGGAGCATAAGCCGCAGCGTCCGTACGTGAGCGCGGACGCTTACCCGCTCGGCGCTCGCTGGATGTGCGACGACAGCAGCGTGTGGGAGGTCGACTGGGACGATCAGGACAAGCGGCATATGTGGACGCTTGTCTCGGTGCCGGGCGAGTCGAGCGCTGTACCTCGCGCCGAGGTCGTGACCACCGGGCAGCCCGAGGTGCAGGTGCTCGCGTGTATCCGATGCGGCGTCCTGCTGTGGAACATCGAGGCGCACTACGCCGACGCGCATCCAGACCGCCCAGATGGGAGCCGAGATGCTGTGTGACTTCGTGCGCCACTCGTGCGGCGAGCATGTGCACGTTGACGAGTGGGAAGAGCACCTCGAAGCGTGCACCAACCGTCCAGACGGGGGTCGTGATGGGTGACCTACTGCCCGGCCTCGTGCCGGGTCGTGGCGGCCAGGATGAGGGAGATGGCCCCGATGAGCCCGAAGCCCCAGCCGAGCCCGTCCAGGAACGGGATACTGGCGAACCGGCTGGCGGAGAAGAGGATCATCCCGCCGATCCCGACCATGAGGTAGCGCTGGCTGTCCGTCATGCGGGGGAGTCTACTCACCGACCTCAGGCTGGCACCCGGGACACATATGTGGGTGGGCGCGAGGACCAGGAGGGCGATGATGCCTGACGAGATCCGCCGCGAGGCTCTGGCGGTCGCCCTGCGCGTCTACCCGGAGCGGCACCACGTCCACATGCGTCGTGCCTACGCGGACGCCTACGAGCGCGGATACCGAGCCGCCACGGCACTAGTGCGGAAGCACATTCCCCGCGACCACGCATCCCACGAAGGGCACCGGATCCAGGAGATTCGTACCTACGGGAGCCCCAGAGCCCGCGCGGCGTGCATCGACTGCCGGGTATCACTCGACGACTACGAGGAGGGCTAGTCGGATTCCTTGATCGAGATCTGGATGCCGCGCGGGGAGAGGCCTGTGACCTCTCCCCGCGCGCTTCCATGTCACGCCGGACGCCAGGGCAGCACGGAGCGCGTGGTTGCGTGCCGAGCGCTCTCGGCGCAGTTCCGCCTCCAAAGCCTCGAGTTCGGCCTGCGCTGCCATGAGCTCATCACCTGCCCCATCCGGTGCCATGGCGATCACACGCGCACGGCGCGGACCTCGCCGCCCTGACGGCACACGGTACATCTGCGGGTGCCGCCCCTCGGTCGAGGCAACATTGTGGACCGGTCGCTCCCGCCTGATTGCGTCGAACTCTGCCTGTGCCGCGTCCTCCACAGTCTCGAACCACTTCAGCGTCGTCAGGGTCTCGTCAACCTCACCCCACCATGGCCTGTCCGCCCGGTGCTGGTACATCCGCGTCCGCACGTTCTTGGTCGCCCCGACGTACAGCAGCACGTCGGCAGACGAGAACAGTCGGTAGACGGCGAACAGGTCAGTCACGAGTCACCCTCGCGGCCTTCATCGCCCCGGCATGGCTCATCCCGAGCGCAGCACCGATCTCCTGCCATGTGTGACCCGCCTCGCGTGCCTCCGCGATCAACTCGGCTCGCCGGGCGGGCATCCCGAGCATCCTGGCCTGGTAGCGGCCGAGGACGTCTAGGGTCTCATCTTGCACAGAGTCAGTGTAACCGGAGTTACATCATGGACTACAATTGAAACCAGAGTTACACGGCCAGGAGGAGCACAGGATGAACGCACACCAAGCCCTCCGCGCCCACGCGGACCGGCTGCGCATCAAGCACGGCTCCCCCGAGGCCCTCATGGGTGCGTCATGAAGCCCTGGCTCACCTATGCCGAAGCCGCGTTCACGCTCGGCAGGTCGAAGCGCACGATCCGCCGGTGGCTCGCCGACCGAGGCCTGAACATCCGCACCAAGGAGCTGGACGGAGAGCGGCTCATCAACACGCAAGACCTGCGGCGCGTCGAGGCGCTGAAGCACGCCTACACGACAGCCCCAACCTTCGGACGAAAAGATCCCGACGAGTGTTTGAATGTGTCCAATGTGACCGGGGTACTCTGAAAGAGTCGCCTCATTGGTGCACGAAGCCCTGGGCCCTCACAAGAGGAGCCGGGGCTTCAGCCGTCCTTGCCTACTTCTCCATTCGGCCACACTGCCGCACGTGACCGCGTCCAGGTGGCGCACGATCGAGGTGAACCATGGCCCAAGGACGCCCGGTCGAAGCAGATGTACGCGCACGCGCGATTGAGCTGATCCAGTCCGGGATGCCTCGGAACGCGATCGCACGTGAACTGCTGATCGCCCCCTCATCCGTGTCGAAGATCGCCGCCGATGAGGATCTCACGTTCGATCGTGCGACTCAGACGGCGTCTGCGACCGCTGCACGCCAGCACGACATGAAGGTGCGCCGGCTCGAGCTGATCGACGAGTTGATGGCGAAAGCGACGGATCATCTCGTTGCGATCGATCAGCCGTTCTTGGCGTTCAACTTCGGCGGCAAGGAGAACACGTACGAGGAGCACGAGCTGGATCGGGCGCCGACGGGCGACATCCTGAACTTGCACCGGGCTGCGTCTCTCGCGTTGAAGGACGCCCGTGAGCTGATCCGTGACGATGACGACCAGGGTGTTGCTGAGGCGGAGTCGATGCTGATGAACCTGATCCTCGAGTTGGGGCTCCACGAAGATGAGTGACATCGACGACGCTGAGGCGTCGAACGTTCTGGGCCCTCAGCAGATGCGGTCCCTGCGCGAGTCGAAGGTTCGCGTGAACATTTTCGAGGGTGCGATTCGTTCCGGGAAGACGATCGTCTCCCTGTTGCGGTTCCTGATGGCTGTGCTGTTCGCACAGGGTGGTGTGATCGTCGTGATCGCCCGCACCAGGGATTCGGCGTACCGGAACGTGTTCGAGCCTTTGATGAACCCGTCCCTGTTCGGGCCCCTCGCGAGGCTGGTGCACTACACGGCCGGCGCTCCCACCGCCCGCATCCTGGGGCGCACCGTGCATGTGCTGGGCGCGTCGGATGCGAAGTCGGAGAAGGTGCTCCGTGGTCTGACCGTCGCCCTCGCCTACGTCGACGAGGTCACCGTCATCCCGGAAGAGTTCTTCACCCAGCTCCTCGGGCGCATGTCTCCGCCGCGGGCAAAGCTGTTCGGCACCACGAACCCGGACTCTCCCGCTCACTGGCTCAAGGCGAAGTTCCTCGACCGGATTGGTACGGCGCTCACCGGGTGGCGGTCCTGGCACTTCCAGCTCGACGACAACCCGGCCCTGTCCGAGGAGTACAAGCACCAGATCAAGACCGAGTTCACCGGCCTCTGGTATCGCCGCTTCGTCAAGGGCGAGTGGGTTGCTGCTGAGGGCGCGATCTTCGACATGTGGGACCCGGAGAAGCATACGATCGCCTGGGACGACCTCCCCGAGATGCGTGAACTCATCAGCGTCTCACTCGACTACGGAACGACGAACGCCACCGCAGCCCTCCTCCTCGGCATCTCGGCAGAGACCGACAGCCTCGGACGACCAGCACCCCGCCTGTTCTTTGTTGACGAGTACCGGCATGACTCGAAGCTTGCGCAGCAGAAACTCACCGACGCCGAGCTTGCCCGTGAGTTCATCGCATGGCTGAATGACCGGCACCTCCCGGCCACGACCTCAGTACGCCTGACGCCGCGGTATACAATCGTCGACCCGTCGGCGGCATCGTTCAAGGTCGAGATGAGGAAGACGCATGGCGTCACCTCGACCGACGCCGATAACGATGTTCTGTATGGCATCCGCCTGATGGCGTCGCTGCTCGCGTCGGGTGCGCTGCTCGTCGCACGGCCCACCGACGCGCACCCTGATCGTGGATGCCCTGGGTTCATCCAGGAGGCCCCTGCGTATTCGTGGGATCCGAAGGCCACGGAAAAGGGCGAGGACAAGCCGCTCAAGGTCGCTGACCACAGCCTGGATGGCGCACGCTACGGCATCACCACGACCGAGAACATCTGGCGCAGGTACATCAAGCTCGCCGCATAGAGGAGGTCCTCATGGCTGACGCCACGACTTGGCCTCCCTCCCCTTGGGATACGGCGTTTGCTCGCTTCCGTGAACTGGATGCGTGGTGGGCGGGCAATGCCGCGGTCCTGTCGGAGATCTACTCCGGGCAGACTGCGGCAACAGCCGTCCCGACGCATACTGTCGCGGGCCGAAAGTACCGTGGCGGTGTCCTCGGTTCCCTGTCGAAGATGTTCCTGGGGCAGCCGATCGTGGAGGCTGAGAAGCGGATGCGGATGCATCTGCCGCTCGCCGCCGACCTGTGCACCCTCTCCTCCGACCTCCTGTTCGGTGAAGCCCCGCAGGTGTTGTTCCGCAAGCCTGACGACCAGCCCCTCCAGGAGGGTGAGACGCGGGCGTCGCGGAAGAAGTGGGTTCACCCTGCGCAGGCTCGCCTTGACGAGATCATCGGTGCAGACGAGGCCCACGCGGAACTCCTCCTGGGTGGCGAGTATGCGGCGGCGCTGGGTGGTTCGTATCTTGCTGTTGCGTGGGATGCGGACGTCCACGATCACGTGTTCCCGAAGGCGTACGCCGCGGATACCGCGATCCCCGCGTTCCGGCATGGGCGGCTCATTGGTGTGAAGTTGTGGTCCGAGTACCGCGACGGCAACGAAGTGTTCCGTCTGGTTGAGGAGCACAAGCCCGGGTCGATCGAATACACCCTGTACCGGGGCACGGACCGCACGCTCGGTGAGGCAGTACAGATCGACACCCGCCCCGAGACCGAACACTACGCGAGGCTGCGGACCCCGGCGGACCTGAACGTCCCTGAGGGTGCCCTGCCGCAGACCGTCGCGATCGGCACCGGCACATCCCGCCTCGCAGTCACCTACCTCAAGAACGCCGCCCCCGTGCGGGACTGGCGGAAGCTCGGCGAACTCGCATCCCTCGGTCGGAGCGACCTGGACGGCATCCAGGATGTCCTTGACAAGGTGGACATGGCCTGGTCGTCGCTGATGCGCGACATCGACAACGGCCAAGGCCGTTTGGTCGTCCCTGAGGACATGCTCGAACTGTCGGGGAAGCCCGGAGAGGGCGCGAACTTCGATGTCTACCGTCAGGTGTTCACCCCGGTCTCCGGTTCGCTTGGGAAGGCCGCGGATGGCAACGGCCCGATGTCGATCGTGCAGTTCGCGATCCGTGTCGAGGAGCACCTCGCTGTCATCGAAGGGCTGAAGAAGGAGATCGCGTCGGCGCTCGGCTACTCCGAAGCGCACCTCGGCCTGGACTCTGTCGCCGGCACCCGAACGGCAACGGAGATCGACGCGGACCTGTCCGACAGTGAACGCACCCGTGACAAGAAGGCCCTGTACGCGAAGGGCGCCCTGGCCCGCTGGTCGCTGGCGGCGCTCGAGATCGACCGGACCGTGTTCGGTGGTAGCGAGCTCGGCGACCTGACCCGGATGCCGTCGGTCGAGTTCGCACCCGTATCGCAGGCTGACCCGGAGAAACTCGCCCGCACCGCACAGATGCTCGACGCTGCCCATGCCGCGTCCCGCAAGGAGATTGTCCGCAGCCTCCACAGCGACTGGGATGAGGACGACATCGACGCGGAGGTGGCGTTGATCCAGCAGGAGATGGGGACACCCGCACCTGACCCTGCCCTGTTCGACGGCTCGCCTACGCCCGAGGGTGAAGACGTAGATGCGTGAGTGGTGCGGGTGTGGCGCTGCTGTGCGAGGTCGCCGCGCGGATGTACTCGCCTGGCGCAGGGAGCACCGTTGCGTCTCTCTTCCAGCACAGGACACGCCAGGCCAATACGGTGGCGGGTCGGACACGCAGATCAGTTTCCAGCAAACTGACCTATACGGTGCGGTCGGATTCCAACCGAACCGCTGATCGGGGAGGGTATGAACACGGTCTATCTATGTGTCGTCTACTGGATGAACCCCGAAGGCACAGGCAACGACGAAGACATCGACAGCATTTGGACCACACGCACAGCGGCCGAAAAGCGACTGGCTCAGATCGGGATCACCATCGGCGAATCCCCACCGGAGGTGCGGAAGATCACGCTCAATACTGTGCTCTAGCTTTCAGAGGTTGATGGGCGCAACGTGAGGGGGCAATCGTGGCCCTGTTCGTCCCGAACCCTGAGCGCGAGTCTGTCGAAGAGCTGATCGAGGACCTCTCCCGTTACCTCGCCCAGCGGTACAGGGACGCCGAGGACCTCCTGATCCAGGAGGTCGCGAAACGGGCGGTCCGGGACTTCCAGTTGGCGTCCCTGCTTCCCGACGCACCAGGCGGCATGGGTATGACAGCGGCCGAGCGACGAGCCCGGAACCGGGTTCTCGCTGAGCTTGCCGCCCACCGGGCCGTCGCTCTGCGGGAGTTGCAAACCATCGCGTTGCAGATGGTCTCCGATCTCCGCGCGGAGGATCTCGCACACCGGCTGATCCGCATCGCCGCCGAGGAAGGTGAAGCCGCAGCTGCCGCGTCGCTCCGGTTCGCGGGCACCCCGCCGCTCAGCGCCCTACCCGGCACCTCATCTCAGGCCGTCGCGATGGTCGCTCTCTCACTCGAGTCCCGCCTCGAGGTGCTGAACCAGCGTCTCACCCGGTACCCGCAGGACGCCTACCAGCGCATCGTGGCCCTGTACTCACCGGACACGCTCCTCGGCGTGACGACATCACGGGTACAGCAGGCGCGCACCGTGCAACGGTTCCTGTCCGAGGGGATCACCGGGTTCATCGACAAGGTGAACCGGCGGTGGACGATCGGCGCATACGCAGAGATGGCCGGCCGTACGACAGTGAACCGGGCGTACAACGACGCCGGTATCTGGCGGATGGGCCAGTCTGGGATTCACCTCGTCACCGTCGTCCGCGGCCTGGACTCGTGCCGGAAGTGTGCAGCGTGGGCGGGGAAGATCCTCTCCACCGATGGCACTCCTGCTGGTCCGGTGGTGCTCCCGCATGCGACCCGCTCCGGCTCAGTGACCGTCGATGTTGCGGGGACTGTGGAGGACGCGCGTGCCGCAGGCTGGGGTCACCCGAACTGCCGTTGCCGTCTCGTCGCTTACTCCCCCGGCCTGACAGTCCCGCAGGGCGACACGACGTATGACGAGGCAGCGGAGAAGGAGCGGGCACGCCAGCGTGCGCTCGAGCGGGAGATCCGGTCAGCGAAGCGTCGTGAAGCGTCTGCGATGACCGACACCGACCGTCGCAGAGCTGCCCAGGACGTTCGTGGGGCTCAAGCCGAGATGCGGGACTTCATCCGTGACACTGGCCGCCGCCGGCAGTCGTACCGTGAGCAGCTGGGATTCGCTGACGGTAGCGGCGGGGTTGGCGCACCACGTCAGCCCTCTCCTGCGCCGGCCTCCCCGAAGGCACTCCGCCCTGGGTACGGTGTCCGCTCGCAGAACCTCGATCCTGTTGCCACGACTCGACGCGGTCGGCAGGTCGTCCCGGACGGCCTCGACCTCGAACCCCACGAGCTCGCTTCTGGCGCCCGCCTCGCAGCGGTCGGGCTGCCTGTGCGCTGGCGTCCGATCGACAACACCCGTGGCCGGAAGAACCCGGACGCGACGATCGGAGACGACCCCGCACTGTGGGACTTCAAAAGCCCGCAGGGTTCAGGTGCGAGCACGATCTCGAACCAGCTCGCACGGGCGAAGAAGCAGGGCGTGAAGCGCGTAGTGATCGACATGGCCCGGTCGCCGCTCGACGATCAGGCCGTCATCGCAGAGCTCCGGCGACGCATGTCGGGATCTGACTGGCTCACGGACGTGATCTTCATCGACCGGACGGGCGCCGTGACCTGGATGACCCGGGAATAGAAGAACGCGGCTCAGCTGTTCGTGGGAACTGCCTGCCGCGTTCACCACGATTCTACATCGCCCGCTTGAGCGATGGAAGGGTCCCCCCGAAGCTCCGTGCCGTCGTCGGCCCTGCACTGCGACGGCACGGTCCTCCTTCCTCACACGCAGGGTGTGAGGTACCGATCCCGGCAGGCCCGGGAGGAAGCAGCACCATCATGACCGACCAGATTCCCCCGACTCCTCCCGCCGCCCCCGCGGCTCCCTCCCCCGCCGCTCCCCCGGCCACACCCGCCCCGGCCACACCCGCCTCGTCGACACCGCCGTGGGGTGATGACCCGTCGGCGTTCGACCCGGACAAGGCGTGGAAGCTGATCGAGAACCTCCGCACTGATGCCGAGAAGCGTCAGGAGAAGACGGACGCCGCGATCGCCGCCGCCGCCGAGAAGGCGCAGAAGGACACGCTCGCCCAGTTCGCGAAGCTCCTCAGCGGTGAACCGGAGCCCGAGACCGACCCGGTGAAGCTCGCCGCGACGATCGCGGAGAAGGACACGGCGCTCACGACCGCACAGCAGGAAGCGAAGGCCGGTCAGGTCGCCCTACAGGTCGCGATCCTCGGTGCACCGCTCGGTGCGAACATCCCTCTCCTCCTCGCGAACGAGAGCTTCAAGACCGCAATCGCGTCGGTAGAGCCGACCGATCAGGCCGCCATCACGGCGGAGATCACCAAGGCGCTCCAGGTGAACGCCGCACTCAAGCAGCCCCCCGCCCGGTCAGGTGCCGGCGATCACACGGGCCCGACCATCCAGTCCCTCGAAGCTCAGCTCAAGGCCGCTGAGGAGAAGAAGGACTTCAAGGAATCCATCCGTCTGAAGCGTGCGATCGCATCCGCGCGCGCCGCGCAGGCGTAACCCGTAGCCCGACAGGGCAGAAAGCGAGGCCAGCATGGCTGGTATCACCGGGCAGGGAACTACATACAACCTGCCGAACTACGTCGGCGAGCTCTTCCAGGTGAGCCCGTCCGAGACGCCCATCCTGTCCGCGATCGGTGGTCTCACTGGTGGCGAGGAGGTCAAGTCGGTCGAGTTCGAGTGGCAGGAGGAGGACCTGCGCGAGTCGCAGGAGAACCGTTCCCGCCTCGAGGGCGCGCCCGCCCAGAACGCCGAGGGGCGTGTCCGCCGCAACGTGAAGAACGTCGTCGAGATCCATCAGGAAACCGTCGAGGTGTCCTACACGAAGCAGGCGGCGACCGGCCAGACGTCGGGCGTGAACAACGACCAGACGAACCCGGTCACGAACGAGCTTGATCACCAGCTCGAGCTCGCGCTGAAGGCGAAGGCCGTCGACATCGAGCTGTCGTTCGTCCTGGGACGTATGCACGTACCCGCGGACAACACGACCGCGCGGAAGACGGGCGGGCTGATCCAGGCGATCACCTCGAACGTCATCGACCTGGGCGAGGCGCACGATGGCCTGTCGGCTGCGACCGACACCATCACCGAGGCGACCACGACCATGGCTAACGACGACGCGGTGCGGTTCACCGACGTAGGCGCGTCGTCCGCAGTCCGTCTGGACCGCGTGTACTACGTGGTGGCGAAGGCGTCGGGCTCGTTCAAGGTCTCCGCGACCAAGGGTGGCTCCCCGATCACGATCGGCACCGCGACCGTGTCGCTGCGGAAGCTGTCGACCGCCGGCCCCACGAAGGACACCTACGACGCGCTGTTCCAGGAGGTGTTCCAGTCGGGTGGTCTCGGCGACGAAACCGCGTCGATCGTGGTCGGCGCCCGCCAGAAGCGGAACCTGTCCACGGCGTACGCGAAGGCGTTCGGCCAGTACCAGGAGTCGTCCCGGAACGTCGGTGGCGTGAACATGACCACGATCATGTCGGACTTCGGCACGTTCAACGTCCTGCTGGACCGTTGGATGCCGGATGACGCGTTCATGGTGTCGACTCTGTCGCAGCTGAAGCCGAAGTTCCTCGTCACCCCCGGCAAGGGCCACTTCTTCTCCGAGCCGCTCGCCAAGGTCGGCGCGTCCGACCGCGAGCAGCTGTACGGCGAGGTTGGGCTTCAGTGGGGCAACGAGCGGGCGCACGGCATCATCCGTGGCCTGCCGGTCGCTCCCGTCTGGGCGTGACCCACAAACTGAACAGACCCCGACGCGATGTGGCATTGTCCGTCGCGTCGGGGCCCCAGTCTTACCGCTCGATTCCCCAGCATTCGTATATCCGGCCCGGCTCGCCGCCTTCGATGTCTTCGCCTTTCACCTCGAGGGACAGCCGAAACGCGTCGTTCGGAGCCTCGGCGCGCGTGACCAGCTCGCCATCGTCATACTCCGGCCCAGCCGTCAGGTACACCAGTTCTTCGCTCTGCTCAGTCATGGGCAGAGGCTACTCGCCCCAAGGAGCCGCCGTGATCCGCATCATGCACCCGCGTCCGCAGCTGGGGCGACAGCACGCCCTGGGCGTGGAGTTCGTCGACGGCATCGCAGAGGCGACCGGTCTGCACCCGGATCGGGAGCTCGCGCTCACCCAGCACGGGTTCACAATCGAGAGCGGAGACGTAGTCGACCTGACCACGCTCACGAAGCGAGAGCTCCTGGACATCGCGGATGTCGAGGGCGTCGAGGTGCCGAAGGGGGCCACGAAGGCCACGCTGGTGAATCTGATCTCCCGACTCCCTGCCGGCCCGTTCCCTGGCGAGGTCTGACATGAAGCTGCGCACGTACGCCACGGTCAGCGACTACAACGAGGTCGCGGAAGAGGAATGGCCTGCCGAAGACGAGGGGACGCTGACCAAGCGGCTCCGTGCCGCGTCGGTCGAGGTCGAGAAGCTGACCCGCCGCTCCTGGTATGAGACCGACGCAGACGGGTTCCCCACCGACCCAGAGGTCTCCGATGCGTTCACCGAGGCGACCTGTGCGATCGCCGAATACTGGGCGCTCACCGATGACCCGACCGGCGCTGACGCTGTGGACGGTGCGGTGAAGATCGGTTCCGTGTCGCTCGGGACGACGTCCTCCTCTGCGGAGAATCTCAGCGCGATCGAGAAGCTGCAACGGCGCATCGGATCGCGCGCCATCGACATCCTCACGAACGCTGGTCTCATCCAGTCCGCCGTAAGTCATACCTGATCAGGCGCCACCCAAACACACAGGTAGGAGGCTCCCGTGACTCGTCTCCGGAAGAAGCACCTCCCCCACCGGGTGACGATCCAGGCGCTCGAAGGCGAGGGCGCCGAGGGTGACATCTGGGGCGCCCCGCGTGCCGATCGGCCTGCGTACGTGGAGCAGAAGTCGCGTCTCGTTGTCGATCGCCGCTCGACGTCCCCCACCGTCGGGCAGGAGGTCACCTCGACGACGTTCGTCGTGCTGCTCCTCGACGACGACTGCCAGCCGCGGTCCCGCGTGACCGTGTGGGGCGGGACACCGCGCGAGCGCACGTCTGAAGTGCTCGACAGCAGCTACTACGAGTATCGCGGGACGCCATCACACGTCGAGCTCGCGCTCGAATAGGTCGGCGAGCGGGTCGCGCCGATCAACGTGAATCGGGCCGCGAATCCGCGGAATGACGCGGCAGGAGTGTCGGCGAGCGGGCAAAGCGTCAAGCACCCATCAACTTCGGGAGGCCGCCATGGGCGTACGTGCTGTCGTCACGATGAAGAACAACTTTGGTGCCATCACACCTGAGATTGAACGGCGTCTGGTCGACGGCGAGAACAAGGCCGCTGAACGGCTCCTGGCGCTTTCCGTAGAGCGTGCGCCCCTTGACATCGGCACTCTGATCGGATCGGGCACCATAGAGCGCGCCACGAACGCGGAGGAAGGCGCGGCAGTCGTCTTCGACACTCCATACGCGGCTCGCCTGCATGAGCACCCGGAGTACAACTTCCAGGGCGGTCGGCAGGGGAAGTACGTCGAGGACCCGGCTGTCGAGAACAAGGGCGAGCTGGGCGACATCATCCGCAAGGAGGTACGCGGTGGCTGACATCGCTGATCCTCAGGCCGGCATCGCGTGTGCCGTCTTGCACGGCCCGGAAGGATGCCCCGGATATCCACATGAGGCTCCAGGGGTGTCCAATGGCTGACGCGCCCGAGATCATTCTGAACCGTGCCCTCGCACAACTGCTGCACGACAAAGACCTCGCCATCTATACCCCTTCGGATGTGATCGTTGAGCGGGGTATCCGCCTCGATGGTGTGATGCCGACGAAGGTGAGCGAGTTCACGCTCCTGACCCCGCTGCGCCCGGTTCCTGATGGGCAGGCGGACATCATCTACCGGACGCAGATCTACACGACCCGCAAAGGGTCCCCGCTGACGATCCGTTCCTGGGCTGCTGACCTCCGTGCCGTGCTCGATCAGACCGAGTACACCCCCAACGTGCTGGGCATCTCGTGGGCGTGGGAGTTCTCAGGACTCGACTTCGACCGGGACACGCAAGGCCGCGTTGCGACCGCCTGCACCTACCACTTTCGAGGTCGCCGCCCGTAGAATAGATGTACGAAAGACCCCCGCACCTGCTGGTAACAGGCCGGGGGCATGACCAACTCGGATGAGGAGTTGATATGACCGATCGTACCTGCCAGATCGAAGGATGCGGACAGCCGCTAGCATGCCGCGGGTGGTGCCAGATGCACTACGTCCGCTGGAAGAAGTACGGGACGCCAGGCCCTACTCGCCGCCACTACGCGCCACCCAGATCTCAGGACGAAGAGCGCCTCCGCCACATCGGATGGGACATCGTCGATCGAGTCACCGCCATTGGGCCGTGTTGGGAATGGCGAGGCGGCATCAACCCACGTACCGGGTACGGGATCATGCGCACTACGGAGCGGACCGAGCCACCTCATCGTGTCGCTTACCGTGTGTTCGTGGGTGATTTCCCGCGTGATCTGTTCATTCTCCACGCCTGCGATAACCGGCGGTGTGTCAACCCCGAGCACCTGAGCCTCGGGGACGGCCAGGCGAACATGGACGATATGAACGCCAAGGGACGCGGACGGTTCCCGCATGGAGAGATCCACGGCAACGCGAAGCTCTCCGATGCGGACGTGGATCAGATCCACGCGATGGCAAGGAACGGCGACTCACGCAAAACCATTGCCGCCAGGTTCGAAATATCGACTAGTCATGTCACCAAAATCGTCTCGGGAGCATCCCGATCCCGGCCGGCAGGGTACGACAGCGCGGCACTACGCTGACCCTCCCCCTTTACCACCCCTCCGAGTGCGAGGGGTTAGTCGGCGTGCGCCGACACCCCCATCGAATCAAACAAGGAGCACAGCATGACCCCTCCGGACACCACCCTCTACGACACGACCGTCCCCTCCGTGGGGTCGCTGAGCCTCGCCCACCAGCGACTCATCCGCCTCAAGCAGGCCGGTACGTTCATCAACATCACCGGCGACGTGAACAACCTCGCCCTGAACCCGTCCCCGATCACGCAGCAGCGTGAGGTGTACGGGACGAAGGGCCGCACCTCGACGGAGATCATCGGCTACAACTACGCCCCGACGTTCAACGTCGAGGTCGTCCGCGACCCGGTCACGAAGCAGATCGTCGCCGCGCAGGCGTGGTTCAAGGACCTCGTCGCTGCTGCGTTCTCGGAGGGTGAGGCGAACAAGCGCGAGTTCCAGCTGTTCACCGACGCGCTCGACGAGACCATGCCCGTCCTCGAGGGGAAGTTCTCCGTCGCGTACAGCGAGGCGAACACCGGGTACGCGGACAAGGGCGTGGTCACGTTCACGCTCGCGAATGACGGTGTCGTCGCCCAGGTGCCGTCGCCGCTCGCGGGTCCCGGTGAGCCGATCATCGAGTCCGCGACCCCGGCAGGGCAGACCGTCGGGGATCAGATCGTGGTCCGCGGGTACAAGTTCGCCGGGACCACGGGGATCACCGTGGATGGTCAGGCGGTGACGGAGTTCGTCGTCGTCGACCAGTACACGATCGTGCTCGTGATCCCGGCGACGGTTGCCGGTGCGGCACCGATCATCGTCACCTCCGCGCTCGGGGCCTCCGCCGCGTTCCCGTACGTCGCCGCTTGATCGGCAGGAAGCAGGGTCCTCATGATCACCGCAGCGAAGCAAGGCCGCAACCTCGTCCTGACCATGGAGGGGGTGGATGATCCTTTCATCATCCGCCCCCTCCCGGGTCGGGCGGGACTTCAAATCACCGACACGTACCTGAACGTAGTTGCTGGGAGTGTGCCCGCTGAGGAGTGGGCGAACGCACTGATCATCGCCGTGGACGGTGCCCGTCAGAGCCCGGAAACGGGCCGGTGGGAGCCAGTGCCCGAGGAGCAGCAGACGAACTTCACCCGCATTGGCCTGGAACTGTCGCAGGAGGAATCTGAGGGCATCATCATGCCCGCGTTCTTCTGGCAGACGATCCTGGGCATGGATGGGGTCCGCGCCTACATCGAGGGCGGTGAGGGCCTCCCCGGCACCCTAAAAGCGGGAGGGGCGTTGACCGCCCGGCTGGGTCTCTTGGCCCGGAGGACATCGCCCGCTTCGGCATAGGCACCCCGGACGAGAACGGCGTCTACCCGGAGTACGTGTACCCGCCGGGATGGCGGGAACAACGTGCCGTGGCCATCGCCCGAACCCCCACCGCCCCGGGGCTTACCGCCCGTGAAGTGTGGGGCATCGCCTGGCCTGAACTTTTCGGCCAGGTGGAACTCGACCTCGCCCAATCGGCGCTGATCTCTGACCTTGACCGGGCGTTGGACACACGCCCGTGGCATTTCGTCCGCACCGCCGTTGAGCGACTGATCGATACCGAGTCATGGTTCGGGAAGGCGGTCGGTGATGAGCTTCGACGCCGGCGCACTCCAGTTCAAGATCCAGACCGTCGGGGCACAGGTCTTCAAGCAGGACCAGGCTGACGCGTCCGCCGCGATCGAGAAGACCGGCAAAGCAGCAGCCACCGCAGCGCCTCAGGTTGACGCGCTCGGCACGTCCACGGACGAGACCGCCAAGAAGTCGAAGACGGCGAAGCCACCCCTCACCGAGCAGGCGAAAGCCACCGAGGAAGTCGGCGAGCAGTCCCGTAAGGCGAAGCCGAAGCAAGACGAGCAGACGAAGGCGACCGAGGCGCAGGCGGACGCGGCGAAGAAGCTTTCCGTCGCGCTGCTCGCCGCCGGGACCGCCGTCGCCGCGATGGTCACCCTCGCCGTGGTGAAGTCCACCGATTTCGACCAGGCGATGTCGAACGTCCGCGCGGCGACCATGTCGACCGTCGCTGAGCAGGAGAAGCTCGCTGACGCGGCCCTCGACGCGGGCGCGGACACCGCCTATTCGGCCCGTGAGGCTGCCGACGCGGAAGAGGAGCTCGCGAAGGCGGGCCTGTCCGTGTCCGACATCGTCGGCGGGTCCCTGAACGGGGCCCTCGCTCTCGCCGCGGCCGGGCAACTCCAGGTGGCGCGGTCGGCCGAGATCATGGCGACCACCCTCAAGCAGTACCGTCTCCCGGCGGAGCAGGCGTCGCACGTGTCTGACCTGCTCGCCGCTGGTGCGGGCAAGGCGCAGGGCTCGGTCGATGACCTCGCCCTTGCCCTCCAGTATGTCGGCCCTGTCGCCGCCGGGCTTGGGATCTCCCTTGAGGAGACCACCGGCACCCTCGCGCTCTTCGCATCCCAGGGGCAGTTGGGTGAGCGTGCCGGCACGGGCCTGCGTGGCGTGCTCATGTCGCTCACGTCCCCGTCGGCTCTCGCGGCGAAGACGATGGCGGAGTACAACGTCGAGATCTTCGACGGCGGCGGGAAGATGAAGTCCCTCGCCGCGATCTCCGAGCAGCTGAAGGGCGCGTTCGGGGGGCTCACGGAGGCGGAACGGTCCGCCGCACTGGGCCGGATCTTCGGCAACGAGCAGATCACCGCCGCCCGCGTCCTCTACGAGGGCGGTGCGGAGGCTGTCGAGAAGTGGACGGACGAGGTCAACGAGTCCGGGTATGCGGCCCGTCAGGCCGCGATCCGTCAGGACAACCTCGCCGGCGACATCGAGAAGCTCGGCGGCGCGTTCGATACCGCCCTGATCAAGTCCGGTTCTGCCGCGAACGATGTCCTCCGGGCTATGGTTCAGGGGCTCACCGAAGCTGTCGACATGTTCGGGGAGGCGCCCGCGGTCGTCCAGGGAACCGCCCTGGTCCTCGGCGTTGCGGCCGGCGCGATGCTCCTCTTCGCCGGCGGGGCGGTCGGCGCGCGCGTGAAGTTCCTCGAACTGAAGGCACAGCTCGACGAGACGAACATGAGCATGACCCGCACTGCCGTACTCGGTGGTGCTGCGGGGCTCGCGCTCACGGGGATCATCACCGTCGTGGGGCTGCTGATGGCCGCTCAGGCGGAGGGCCGTGCGAAGGCCCAGGCCTACGCGGACACCCTCGATCAGGCCACACTCCAAGTCACCAAGAGCACCCGCGAGATGGCCGCGTCGAACCTTGCCGCGAAGCGCGACTGGTGGGTGTTCGACGGCCGAAGCGTCATCGACAACGCGCGCATGCTCGGCGTTGGTGTCGACATGGTCACGGACGCCGCCATGGGCAACGCCGACCAGATGAAGGCCCTCAACGACGAACTGTCGCAGTACACCTTCGGGACGGAAGAAGCCACCAAGAAGGCGGAAGAGCTTGGGATCAGCCAGGTCGAGCTCGGCAACATTACCGACGACGTCCGCCAGGCCGTCCTCGGTGAGAAGAGCGCTCAGGCCGAGTCGATCGAGGTCGCACGCGACAAGAAGGATGCCACCGCTGAGGGGGTTGACGCGTCGAAGTCCGCCGCGGACGCCTACATCGCTGAGGCGGATTCCGTTGAGGATCTCTCGTCGAAGCTGTCGAAGCTGATCGACACGATCAACAAGGCGAACGGGGTCGGGCAGGACGCGATCACGTCGAACATCGACTATCAGGACGCACTCGCCAAGGTCGATGAGCAGATCCAGAACGCACGTGACGGTGTTGATGGATACGCCGTGACCCTCGATCAGAGCACTCAGGCTGGTCGGGACAACATGGGCATGCTCGTCGATCTCGCGAAGAACGCGGCCGACGCGGCCGAAGCTCAGTACGCGCTTGATGGGAACACCGAGGCGTACAAGCAGAGGCTCGAGGATTCCCGGCAGGCGCTCCTGGACCGCATCGACGCACTGGGAATTCATGGCGAGGCCGCGGGGGCGCTTGCTGATCAGATCCTCCGCATCCCTTCGGAGACCGAGTGGAAGATGATCGCCGAGACCGCGGAAGCGGCGTGGACGATCACCGATTTCCAGAAGAACTACGGAACCTTGTCGGGGACGATCATCTACCGCGCCCAGCTCCCCGATCTGAACGGGGACACGTCGGGCAACGGCCGGATGGGGACCTACGCGGATGGTGGGATTGTCCGCTTCAACGCTGGCGGGAACATCTACCGCCCGGAGAACCATGTCGCGCAGATCGCCCGTGCCGGAGATGTGCGGATCTGGGCTGAGCCGGAGACCGGCGGGGAGTCCTACATTCCCCATGCGCCATCGAAGCGTGCCCGGGCCGATCAGATCATGGCCGAAACGGCATCAGTCCTAGGCGGGACCTACATCCCTGCCGGTGCGACACCGTATGCGTCCGGGGGGTTCGGGGCGGATGGGCTTGCGGCACCCGCTGTGGGTGTGACAGTCCAGTCCAAGGGTGGCATCGACCTCCTCCAGTACATCGACGTCCAGGTCCATCAGGGCCAGGAGGCAACGGCGAAGATCATCCGGAGGTCGTGATGGATGCTGGCGCGATCGTCCGGTTCGGGTCGCTCACCGCCTACGGGGACCGGTATCGGGGCCGCGGGTTTCACCTTGTGGATATGGAGGGGATGGTCAAGCCGCCTGCTGTGAAGCGGGAACGGCTTGACCGTCCCTCCTCGGATGGGCAGTTCACGACACCGTCGTTTCTTCGTGAAAGGGTGGGCGGCTTCTCCGGGTTCTGTGTCGCTCCCACCCACACGGTGTTGGAGACGATGGCGGACCGGCTGCGCAACCTGATCACCCAGCAGATCACGGTCACCCTCGAGTACCCGGGTGTCCGGATGCACGGGCAGGGTGTGGTCACCGACGTCCAGTTCACCCCTCACGGGTTCGCCCCTGAGGGGACGTGGATGGTCGAGGTCGAGTTCGATGACCCGTTCCTGTACGGCGAGACCCGCACGTTTCCTGCCGGGGTGGAGGCGATCCAGCGGGGCACACGCCCGGCATGGCCCGTACACACCGTCACCGGGGCGAGCTTCTGGGGGTACACCATCACCGGCCCGTCAGGCCGGCGGATCGCGGTCACCCGCCCCCTGGTCGCCCTGCATCCGCACACGATCAACACCGCGACTGGGGGTCTCCTGATCGATGGTGTGCGGGTGCAGGGCGGTGTGACCGTCTGGGAGCCGTGGACCATCGGCCCGAGCATCCCCGGCGTCACACACACCCTCTCCGCGGAAACCACAGCCTCCCTGACGACGGCGGTCACCGACACCTACGCGTAGAGGGGGGTGCCGTGGACTATCACGTTGAAGTCAGCGACGGCATCACCGGCACCACGATCGACCGGATACCCGTCACCCGTTTCACTTGGGAGCGTCTGCTGTCCGCGGGCGGTGATGGGCAGGCGACGATCCCTCTCGGGGGTGCGTTCAGCACGGCCGCGCTCCGCGACCTCACCCGCCCCTGGTCCCGAAAGCTCTCCCTCCACAGGTTTGGGCGGGTCGAGTTTGACGGGTACATCACCAGCCGGGCGTACAACCGCGGGTCGAACACGATCACCGTAGGGCTCGGTGACCTGTGGTCGCTGCTGCGCCGCCGCATCGCCGTGGATCACTCCGTCTCGGGTGCGGAACGGTGGCAGGCGACAGTGACCGGGTCGCTCGCCGTCCAGGCGAACGCTGCCATCGTCTGGGCTCGGGACACCTACACGGGGATCCCGTGGGCGTCTTTCCCGCTCACGATCCCCGGGCATGGTGTCGAACCGGTCGTCACCCGCACCTACTACGGCTACCACCTCCGGACCGTGATGGAGCACATTCAGACGCTCATGGACGAAGGCCTGGACGTGTACTTCCGCCCGTGGGTGCCGTTCGCGGGCACCATCGGCTGGTACATGCACGCCGGTATCGGATGGACCTCAGGTGTCACCTGGGACGCCTACGCGACGGCCGCACGCGGGGATGTCACGAAGCTCTCCGTCACGGAGGACGCCTCCCGGGTCATCAACAACTCGATCCGCGTCGGTGAAGGCAGTGAGGTGGACATGCTCACCCGCTCCAACGTGAACGCAACCTCGGGTCTCCCCCTCCTGGAGCGGGTCACCCAGTCGAAGACGATCTCCGACGGCCCGCACCTCGAAAAGCTCACCCTCGAGGACCTGCGCATGTACGGCGGACCTACCGAACAGTGGGACGTCGCCGTGCCCGCAGACCACCCGGTCGATATCGGCGACACCATGAACATCCTCATGTCCGGCGACGCATGGGTCCCGGACGGCCAGTACTTCCGTCGGGTCGTGAAGACCAGCGGCGACCTGGCCGGGGTGAAGACCATCGGACTACAACCAGTAGGAGGTGCCTGATGGGCGTCGACCATCCCGGGCTTGTCCAGCCGATCGAAGACCTGATCCGCAACATGGTCGCCTCCGCTGTCGCGACGATGCAGAACGCGGCCATCGGCCGTGCTGGCGTGCGCGTCTACGATGGCGGCTGGATCCTCATCGAGGACGGCGGGCTCTCCGTCACCGGCACCGCGGAGGTCTCCGGCACCCTGAGAGGCACCGGCACATTCGACTGGTCCGGAGACATGTTCCTCCGCGGATCCCAGTCCGTCACCGGACCAACCACCTACACGGGCTCCGTCACGATCAGCGGAAACACGATCATTTCCGGCACCCTAAATGTGACTGGCGCCAGCGCTTTCGGGAACACACTCGCCATCCTCGGTGCAACGACGATCAGCGGGGCGACGACACTGAACTCGGACCTATCGGTGGCGCTCGGACGAATCCTTGCTGGTGCAGTGACGATTACGCCCACGGGCGGCGGCCAGGTCCTTGTGGGGAACATCTCGATCAACGGCGGCGGCTCTTCCGGCGGAGAGGTCTACTCCTCCTCCCAGCTAGAGCTGAGAGGGGGAAGCGGCGTTCGGGTTATCGGCAAACTCTCCACGAGTGAGATCGTCACTCTCGGTGACGTGACCATCGCAGGTGACCTCGTTGCTTCGACTCTGGAGGTCCCCGGGGTAAAGAACTTCCGGATCGCCCACCCTGTAAAGGCGAACCACTGGCTACGGCATGGCTCCACGGAGTCGCCCATCTCTGGCACCGAGTACACCGGCCGCGCGACGCTTGATGAGTATGGGGAAGCCACCGTAGCGCTGCCGGACTACTTCGAAGCGCTGAACAAGATCGAGGGGCGGACCGTACAGACCACCCCGGTCGGCCGCCCGTTCCCCGCGGGCGCCGGAGAGGTCGTCAACGGGAAGATGACGCTGTATGGCGAGCCCGGACGGGACCTCTACTGGCTCGTCAAGGCGGAGCGCAGATGGGCTGACTTTGCCACCGAAAGCCCGAGGGCTGACGAAGACCCTGCGCCTACTGCTTCGTCTCCGGGCACATGAAGGTTTGAGCATGTGTCCCGATCACAACGCTTGTGAAGTATCGACCGTTGTCGCGGGGAACTTCCCCCTCGACCAAACGCAACGCGTCAATGTCGGGCGTGACCGCGAGAGCGTCACAGGCCGCGTGGCCGGCGGCGAGCAGCTGTTCATCCGAAGCATCGACAACGACTTGCATGTCAGTTCGCTTCCTCAGCTCAAAGAGAAATGTCGCCTCGACATCCGAGGGCGGCGGCGCAGGGGCGACGGTGAGCGGCGCGACGGTCGCCGTCGGGCTTGGTGTGCTCGCTCCGGGCGCTGTGGTCTCTCCTGCGGTCCCCGTGGGCGTACTGGCACATCCGGTGAGGGTGAGTAGGAGTAGGGCCGCTGTGGCGGTGTAGTGGGCGTGCGAGCGCATGGCCTGAGCATATCGACCCGCGCGGCGGGAGAGGAGTCCCAATGTCGACGGTTCAGGTGTACGGGAACGCATGGACGTTCGCGGGCGTCCCGATCCCGCCAGAGATGCACCCCGAGCTCTGGTTTCGGCCGAAGACGGAGGGCATCGGGTCGTCGGGCCTGCTCGTCGCGGTCGAGGTGAAAGCGAACCTCCAGGCGGACGGCGCGTTCACGGTGCAGCTGGAGGCGGACACATCCGTGTACTACCAGCCCGTGCTGCGGTGGCTGATCGACCCGACCGTGCAGCTCCCCGAGCGGTGGGACTGGCAGTACGCCGAGTGGGACTTCCTCGTCGTCCCCGGCAACGGCGGCAACATCAGCGACCTCGCGAACAACTTCCCTCCCGGCGCGATCGTCGCCGCATACGGGCCCCCGATCGTCGGCGGTCTGGTCTGGATCGATCTGCTGAACGTGACCGATGAAGGCGCCGCGGTGTGGTCGCCGGTGAGGAATGGACAGATGGTCGCAAGTCAGATGGTCCTTGTCGGTCGGCTCGCGTTGGCAGCCCCGGCGACGATGGCGATGGCGATCCGTACCCCCACCGACGCGCGGAACGCGGTCGATGAGCGGGTGACGGCGAAGATCGCTGACCACCCTGAGGTGGCTGAGGCTGCGGCTGAGGCGGTCACGGATGCGATGGCTGCCCAGCATCTCAGCTACTCGCTCGTGTGGGCGACGGCAGGCACCGTCGAGGTGGCGGGGACGGTAGCCGCGGCGACCGGCGCACCCGCATACACGGCGGCGGGCCGGTTCGGGACTGCCCTGTCGGCCGGGTCGGTGACGGCCTCCGGTGGCGGTGTGGTGGTGGAGCCCGGTTCGGGTGTGACCTACACGATCGAGGGGTGGGTGAAAGCCGCCGGCCTCCCCACCGGCGCGTCACGTCGCGTGTTCTTCGCTCTCAGCGGGCAGGGGCTCTACGTCGCGGGTGACGCAACGACCGGGTACGCGAGCGCCACGACGGACTCGAACCGCCGGTGGACGAGCACCACCAATATCTGTGACGGCGCGTGGCATCACATCGCGGTGACGTTCACCCGCGCATCCAACGCGACCACCGTGGTCGGGTTCTGGATCGATGGGGCGGTGGCATCGGGCGCTGCGGCCGGCACCCCGGTACCCGCCGCATGGGATTCCGCGGTACGCCTCGGCGGCCTGTCCGTCTCCAGTTCGTTCGACTGGTACGGGGCGGGGTCTGCGGGGCTGATCGATGAGGTCCGGATCAGCAAGACCGCCCGCTACACGGCAGCGTTCACACCCCCCGGTGCGGCCTTCGCATGGGACGCGAACACCCTGGTCCTCGCGCACATGAACAGCACCGCGTACTCGTATGCGGGGGTTGGGCATGCGTACCCGGCACGCCCGTCCGGAGCTCCCGGCGGCGCGGTGACCTACCTCGGCCCGGTGCAGCCCACCGACTGGCTGCCGAAAGATCGGTGGATCGAGGTGCCCGAATGAGCACGATCGCCATGACGGACCCGAAGATCGCGTACTCCCCGTACACGTGGAAGGTCACGGGGGCTGGGGCGAAGACGATCTGCGCGGGCGCGTACCTGAGCGTGTTCTTCACTGGCAACCCGAGCGCCCTCGCCGTCACGTTCGATGTGACGAATCAGCCGGCCGCGGTGTCCCGGGTCGGGATCCGGGTCGATGGTGGACCGTGGCAGGACTCAGCCGTCGCCGCGTCCGTGCCGGTCACGATGCCCTCGGGTGTGACCTACGGATCTCACCTGGTCGAGGTCGTCGTGATCGCGACGACGGAGAGCGCCCCACGGTGGGCGGCACCCCAGAACACGGCGGTCATCATCACCGGCATCACCGCCGACGTGACCGTCACAACCCGCGACGTCCGCAAGTACCCGCTGCGCGCGCTGTTGTTCGGCGACTCGATCACGGAGGGCGTCCGCGGCCTCCAGATGAACGCCGCCACCGACGTCCTCCGCAACGACTCCCGCACCGCATGGGCCTACCCTTTGCGGGCAGCGCTCGGCGCGGAGGTCGGGGTCGTCGGATTCGGTGCCACCGGCATCACCCGGACCGGGTCCGGCGGTGTGCCGAAGTTCCCGGACAGCCTCCCGTACCTGTGGGACACGGAGGCAAGGGACCTCACCACCGACCCCCCGGATGTTGTGATCGGACACATCGGCTCCAACGACCTCTCATCTTCGGACGCCACGGTCACTGCGGACACGATCACCCTCTGCAACTGGCTACTCGCGAACACCCTGTCGACATGCCCGATCCTGATCCTCCCCGGGTGGGTGCAACGGAAAGCGTCAGCGATCGAGGCGGGCGTGGCGGGCTGCGCGGACCCAGCCCGCGTGTCCTACATCGACACGACCGGATGGTGGAACACGGCGGACGCCTCCGACAGCCTCCACCCGTACGGGTACATCAACCTGGCCGACCTCAGCCCGCGTCTCGCGGACCTCGCCCGCGCGGCGATCGGATCCCGAGGCCCGTCCGGGCAGTACATCTGCGGCCCGGACGGCACACCCATCCCCATCTAGCCCAAGACAGCGAAGCCCCGCCGCCCCACGTAGGCGGGGCTTCGTCGTCCCTACGAAAGGACTCTCGATGACCGACTATCCGAACGGGGAGATCCCGCTCTCGGTCTTGGTGCAGGTGCCGGGGCAGGAGGGCGATGATGCCTGGCTGTCCGCCGCTACTTGCGGGCGCTGGCTCGCGCTCAAGCAGTACGTGTACGAGACCTGGGGCGTGATCATCTGGATCGTCCCGGGCTACAACGCGTACAGGCCCCTCGCGAATCAGGTGCACGCGAAGGAGCAGGCGTGCGCGGAGGGGCGCTGCCAGGACGCCGCCGACCCCGGCTGGTCCTCCCACGGCGGCAGGTACATCCAGCCGGGCAGCGATCGTGACGGGCAGGAATCTCTCGCGATCGACGTCGGCGGGTATGAAGTCCTCGACCGCGACGACTGGTACGCCGCCTGCCGCCGGCACGGCTTCGAGCCCGGGTTCTTCCCCTGGGAGCCCTGGCACATCATCGACTGGGATCCGCAGATCGGACTCCCGGGACCCACCAGCAGTACCACCCCTACGAGTCCTGAGGAGGACGAGATGACCATCAGCTACATCAACGTGCAGGGCCAGGCCGGACGTCGCCGCGGCGGCTGCTACGCCGTCATGCGCTCCAACCCGCCCGAGTCGCAGCTCTTCGCCCGATTCGTGAGCCCGGACCCGATGCCCGGAGTCCCGACGATCAGCGACGACCGCGCGCTGGCCGAGTGGGACGCGACCCTCCCCGGTCTGGCCTGATGCCCGAGGGGCACACGACCACACGCGCGGAGGTGGTCGCGCCATGACGGACGACTACACCATGCCCGAGGTCGTCCGCCTCCTCAAGACCCTCACCGTCGATGTCCGCGATCTGCGCGGCGATGTCCACGACCTCGGCTCCCAGTTCGTCACCCGCGCCGAGTTCGAGGCATGGCGGACCGCCTACGACCGGGAGCTCAAAGAGCTCAAGTCGACGACGGCCCCGGTCCGGTCCTCGCCGTGGACGATCGTGGGCGTCGCATCCGGCGCGGTCGTCGGCCTCGGCTCCCTGCTCGGCCTCCTCATCACCCTCATCAACGTCATCCCCTGAAGGAGGATCATGTCCACCCCTACCGAGATCACCCCCAACGTCGTCATCCGAAGCCCCCAGGTGCGCCTGGGCCTCGGCATCGGCCTCTACCTCCTGTCCGTCGCCGCCGGCATCGCCGCCTTGGTGTTCGCGTTCTTCCCGGAGATCGCGGCCGGCACCGACATCCCGACCCGGGTGATCGGCCTCGTCAACGCTGTCGTGTCCCTGGCGACGGCCGCGTTCGGTCTCGTCGTGACCGTCCCCAACGTCCCCCGACCCGACGCCAGCGTCCTCTTGCGCCGCGACCTCCGCTGACCCCACCCCCACACGACACCGCCCCGCTTCTCTTCGGAGAGGCGGGGCGATTTCGTCGTGTCCGGCGATCCCTGCTTACGCAGGGAGCAAGAGCCGGCGAAGAGCCGACCAGGATCGTCCCCCACGAGGTAGAGGCGGATCATCCCCGCGATGCGGGGAGCGTTCAGGTGGAGCCTACTCCTCAGGCTCGAAATGCACACGACCTGGTGCGACACGGCCTGGCTGCGGGGGCTGCCCGATCCGGGAGGGCTGGTCCTCGAATCGCGGCCGGGCTGCATGCCGGACGGTGCGGGTGATCCGGAGTACGCCCTGCACCTCGAGCCGGTGCCGGCGGGCGACGACGTCCAGGGCATCCCCCCGCGCGACCTCCTCCCGCACCGCCCTCTCCAGCTCCTGCGCCTTCGTGAGCCGAAGGATCCGAGGCGGGGAGCCTGCGGCGATGTGCTCCCGGATGGTGGGGAGGATCAGGGCTGGGCTGGTCACGGGTCGGGACCAGTCGATCGTGTCGTGGGTGATGATCCAGGACCCGTCGGATCCGATCGCCTGCGCCCGGGGAGGCTTCCAGCGCACCGAGTAGCCGGCAGGGATCTGCGCGGCGATCTCGGCGGGCAGGGCGGTCATGGCTCCTCGACCCAGAGGATTCGTGTCCCGTGCTCCTGGTAGCACTCTGCGGCGATGATCCTGTGCCACCGTGCGGGACGCCCTGTCTCCTGCCAGCTCGCGTCGTTGTCGGCCGGGCCGCCACGCCAGACCCGAAGCTCTGCCGGTGCCGCGGCGAGGGCAGCATCACGCGCGTCCGCGTACGCATCCTGGATCCCCCGCACCGCATCTGCGACGTCTGGCGAGATGGGTGCCTGGCCGGCCTTCATCTTCTGGACCATAGACCGGGACTTCGACAGCGCCCGTGCCGCGTCCGTGTCGTCACCATACCCGGTGGCCTCCAGCACCGATCGGAACGTCGCCGGAGTCATGTCGCCCATCAGATCTCTCTCCAGGAAGCGCGCACCGGCAGGAGACCAGCCGAGACGAGAGCACCGATCGTGCGGGCCTCATCGGGGGTGAGCACACCACGCGACACGTGCTGACTCTGCTCCCCCCAACCCTCACCGCCGGAGAGGCCACCGATCGTCGTCTGCACGACCGTCGCGGCGAGCCGGAGCATCCGCCCCTGCGTGCGGGAAGCGACCTCCGCGGAGACCGTGATCCCGAGCACTTCCGCGGACGTGTGACCGGTCCGTTCCTCACTGTCGAAGACCACCTCGACGATCGGGGACGCCTCCGCGATCGACGCCGCCAGGCCCTTGTCGACGAGTGCGACGACCGCGAGGACGCCAGCGGCCGACGACCCCGCATGCAGATCCATATCCATGATCCTCACAACCCCTCAGGCGTCCACGTGCATCAGCGCAGCGTCGTCGTACCGGTGTCCCTCGAAGAGCCCGTCCTCGCGGCGCTCCCGAGTGACCATCCGCACCCGATCCCCGACCTGGAACAGCCGGCTGGTGCGAGCATCCGCCGCCTCGCCGAGGCCCATCTGGATGCGTGCATCACCGACGATCACGACCGCGAACTGGCCCAGCTCGATCCGGTCGATGACCCCGTCGATCGTCCATTCGGTGACCTGAACCTCGACCGTCTCGGCGGGAAGGCCGGCCTCCTGGCGGGCGCGGCGTGCGGCGCGGGACTCCCGAACCGGCTGAGCTTCGGTGAAGGTAGTGGAGCTGATGCTCATGATGTGGACTCCTGTCCTGGTGAGGCGTGCCCTGATGGCTTCCTCCCGATATCCCAAGATTACACACAATGTGGAATGGGGGTCAAGGGGTGCGTCGAAGAATCCTCAGACTCGCCTCACCGTGAGGAGCTGATGCCCCTCCGGGACCCGCGCGCGGAGCGCTTCCATGTCCTCGGCCTCGATCTCGGTCACGCCATCACGGCGCACGATCCGCCGGGCGGGGACGGAGTCGATCTCCCATCCGGGCGGGACCTGCGCGGTGATCTCCGCCATCAGCTCAGGCAGGCTCGTCGCGGTGGTCTCGACGGTGCGGGTCTCGATGGGGCGGATGGAGCCGATGAGCATCCCTCCAGCGTAGGGCGGGGCACGGACACTGGTCAGCGGGAGCCGGGGACCTGGTTGCGGATGTCGAGCGTTGCGGAGAGCGCCTCCTGGTCCTGCCGGACTCGGTCGATCTCAGCGGCGCACCAGGTGCGGGCGGCGACCATCCCCTCGCACACCGCCACGATGTGCCGGCGCTTCGGGTCGCGGTGCCACCACTCGACCCGATGTACCAGGTGCGTCTCCCCGGTCTCGCGGCGCACCATCGGCCCCTCAACGATCAGCCACCGCGGGCGCACCGTGTCATCGAGGACGAGGTGCGACCTCTCGGAGAGCTGGATCACATGCACGCAGGGAGGCTACGCCCGGCCGTGGACATCAGCGACGCTTCTTGGGCTTCTTCTTCCCATTGCCCTTGCGCTTCGGCTGCGTCTTATCCAGGGCCTGAGTTGGTTCGGATATGGGGATGGGGACCTCGACTACTCGCGGGCGGCGGACCGCCTGGATGATCTGCACCCCGCCCGTTGCTGCGGAGAAGAGGCCGGAGATCAGGGCTGCCGTGTCCAATCCGTTCACGACGAAGAAGACTGCGAGGATGGCCGCTAGCCATGGGAGGAAGGTGACCCCGAGGGTCGCTACCTTGAGAGACCACGCTTCAGCGCGGATGGGTATGAGCTCCGCGTCGATGCGGGCCTGCTGCGCGGCCGTGACGGTGTGGATGATCCCGCGCGCAAACTCCGGATCAATCTCGTGATATGCCCGAAGCTCCTCAGGGGGCAGCCATGGGCTTTTCCGGACAGTGAACTCGTGGGTTACCTGGCTGAATCCAGTCTGCGCCGGGAGGGGGACTGCGCCAGAACCGTCTCCATCGTCTCTCCCACCATCTCGATCGCTGATGCCGTGTAGTCGATGGACGCGGCCCGCCTGCTCATCTCTCGAAGATGGCTCGGGTCCGCCGAGACGGCCATCCATGTCCCTCGGCGCGCGCCTCTCAAGATCGCGTTGCTCACGGTAGTCATGATCCGATGCCTCTGTTCCTTCGTCGGCGCCCTCGCGACCGTCTTGCTCTGCCGCCATCGAGGACGTCTCTCTATTCTCTTCGGCCATCATTTGCAGCGCCTGAGCGCCGTCCCGTATTCCGGATCATAGAGCGTCGCGGCGCGTCCGGTCTACTCTGAGGTCCGCCTGCAACATCGCGACCGCCACGGTTCCAGCGGCGGGCTACACACCCCGCCACTCGTCTACGTCTGGCCCGTCGAACGCCGCCGGCACCTCCGCGTCACCCGCGTCGATCGTCCATCCGCACGCCGGGCAGACGAGCCCGCCGTCCTGGTCGCGGAGCGCTACAGCGCAGTCAGGGCAGGTTGCGGCGTCGAAGGCGGGATCGTCGAGGTCGGTCACAGGACCAGCGTATGTCGGTGCCCGGTGGCAGTATCCCGGCATGCGCAAAGACGGACGCCCACTCGTGACAGAACATCCCGTGACAGCCTGGGACATGATCGACTACGTCCACGCCGACGACATGCCCCCGCTCCCCCCTGAGGCGATCGTGTGCTCACTCCGTGGGCCGGATCGGACCGCGTGGATGGATGACGACATCGACCCCGACGATGAAAGCCTGTGGGACTCGTGAGCCCCGTCGAGATCCTCGCGTTCGAGGCTGCACATCCGGGATGGGGTGGCGTGAAAGACGACGCGATCCGTGCCCTCGGGCTCACCCCGGCCCGGTACGTGATCCTTCTCGACCGTGCCGCACGCCCCCCCGAAGGTATTGCTGCGGACCCGATCACGGCGAGGCGGGCACGCGAGCCAGGACGCCACACCACCCGACCATGGGAGGCGGCTTATAGAACCGCCTCGGCGTCCGCGCGGCAGGCCCGAACGCCGAGTTTCGCGTTTCCGCTGGGTTTCCGCTGGGTTCGAGCGAACAACTTGGAGTAGAAAAACCCGTCTCCCCTACTCTCCCAAGGGATCATCAGAGCCGACTACGGGACTCGAACCCGTAACCCCCGTATTACAAGTACGGTGCGCTACCAATTGCGCCAAGTCGGCGAACCACGGAATTCCGCGGATCTAGGGGCATCCGGTCAAGTTCGGTGGTAGCCGATCCCGCACTAACCCCGCACATTCAAATCTGCCGAACGTGCATAGCCAAGTTTAGAGCGTCTGCCGCCCTGCTCCCGCCGACCGTCTTCGACATGTCGGTGTTCACCGTCAGCGGCGGGTTCGCATGCGAGCTATGGCGCTCGCGCGATCTACCACAACGTCCCTCTTACCGGCGGCGCAGGGCGCTGGGGGCAGTAAGGTGGCGACCATGACCGGGCACGCACCAGGGATACCGCGCGGCGTTCTTGTCGCCGGGCTTCTGCTTGGGATCATCCTCGATGTCACCTTCGCGGGGATCGTCGTCATCAAGATCGTGCAGTACGCCGCCGGCGGGGCGAGCGCGAGGATTGGCCCATTCGAGAGTTCTTTCCTGATCCTCGGGATAGCACTGACGATCGGCAGCGCAATCCTTCTGGCGCCCCAGGCCAAGAGGTCGCGAGAAGGCTGA